GCAGCAAGTAAGGAAATTCCATTTTAATTAGTGAAATTTATCTTTCTGTTTATGTTTTTTGTAGATGGAACTATTGAAAAAATTACAGTTCCTTTTGATAGTTCTTCTACAAATTGCCAAGCAAGATTAGAAATGATTACAACAATAGATTACTTACCAATAGGTGTTAGATACAAAGGCAAACAAGTAGCAGCTCATTGGTGTACAGATACAGAAGGAAATTATGTCAGATAATGTAAAGTTTATAAATAATTTAGAAAAATTATTACATGAGAAAGAAGGAGATTATGGACATTTTGACCATACATCTTTTGCTATGGCTGGAATGATGGAGAAATATTTATCAGTTCATAATAATAAACCAGTTAAAGTACCTTTAAAATTCTTTGGTTTATTTATGATTTCTTTAAAGTGTTGGAGAATTATGCAATCAAAAGAATACAAAAAAGATAGCTTTGATGACATCAATGGCTATACAGAACTTTTAAGGAGGTTAGTAGTAAATGATAACAAAACAAAGAGGACTTAGACCAATGACTCCAAAAATGTTGAAGCTATTGCAATTCATTAAGAATTATAGTACAAAATATGGATATATGCCTACCTTTTTAGAAATGGCTAGTGAGATGGAATATAAAAGTAAAAATTCAGTTAGTGTTTTAATTGATAAACTAGAAGAACGACAAGAGTTAAAAAGAGATTACGCTGGTTACAGCAGAAATGTTATTTTAAATGGTTAAAGTTTTAAAGAAATCTAGTTTAGAAATATCAGCTGATGTTGAAGAATTTTTTGATGGTGAAACAATTGAAGAAGCAACTAAGAAAGCACACTATCAAATAATGCCTGGTGAACTTGCAAAAATAAATATCACCGACAACAAGTTCGTAAAGGCAACCATAAAAGTAGTTGGTGAGGAGAATGATGATAGATCCAAAAAAAGTAGTGGAACTAAAAGCACAGCAACAGGAGGAGAGCAGAAAAATGTTTAAGTTTATTGCTCTAGTCCAAAAGAAAAAGAATAAAATTGCTGACATTAGTTCTAAGATTTTTGAAGAAGAAATGAAAAGACCATTTAGAGTTAGTTCGTAAGGGTTTTTTTCATTTAAACTAAAAGTTGTATAAACTTAATGGGGATTTTATACTCCAAATTAAAGAAAGGAAGAAAATGTTAAAAGAAAAATCAGATGCGTTTAAGAGAGATATAGAGTTCTACAAAGTTGTAGGAAGAAAAATTAAAGAAGCTAGGCAAACAAATATTAATCAATTTACTGGAAAGTGTTTTTTAATCACACAAACAAAAGTTGCCAAAGCAATAGGCACTACATTCCAAACAATCCAAAAATATGAAAAAGGACACAATCGTATTCCTTTAAGTCAGTTACTTAGAATAAGCAGCTATCTTAAAAAACCTTTAAGCTATTTTGGATTAGAGTCTTTTAGAGAGGAGCAAGAATAATGTTTGTTCCTGTAAACGATAAGTTAGATAAGCTAGTTGCATTAACACCTGATGACCAAGAAAAATTAAGCTACTATAAAAGTATTGTACCTTTAATGATTTCTAATTGTCATAAGGCTCACCAAACTATTCCTGGTTATGATAAGTGTAAGCCAGAGGTAGAAGCTTTTAAATGGTTTGATGGAATTAATATTCCTGTTCATGGTTACATAGATTTAAAAGGGGATAAAGTTATCATTGAAGATAAATGTAAGATGCCTAGAAGGGGGATCGTCAAGAAAGATGGTACTAGATCATGGTTTCCAGGTAAGCTACCTGATAGACCTTCACCTTATAATTTATTACAAGTTGATTTCTATTGGTCAGTATTTGAAGTGCCAGTTTATCTTTGTTATGTAAATGAGAAAGAATTTAGAGTCTATCATGCAGATAATTGTGATGAACTAAAGCCTGAGAATATTAAGAAAAGAATACCTAGAATAATTCAAAGAGCTAAGGTTAGACAAAACTTAATGAAGATAAGTAATGATCCTAATGTTCTTAAAGATTACATTCAACCAGACTTTACACATATGTTTTGGAACAATGATGCTAATGAAGATTATTTAAATAATGCTAAGAAGTTTTGGGGATATTAATTACCAATCAAACTTTGTTTTAGGTTTAAGATCATCTTCTTTATAACATTTGTAATGAGCTTTAGTGTGATTAGCAAAAGCTACAAAAGAATCTGTACTAATCATATCTGATTTACAGTATCTACACTTTCCAACGTCAGCTATTTTTTCTTTCCTTACCCAAGTTTTAGACATACGAATTTTATTACCCCACCGTCATACCCAGTTGACTAGCAACTACACCTTAAACAGCAATTTTTTAATTAGTACCTTTTCATTTTCTTTTTTTTCATAGCACTATTTTTCATTAGCTTTCCATTAGGCATATAATGATAACCTTTAGGTGCTTTTTTCTTTTTTTTCATTTTATTTCCTATTGTTACCATTTTTTGCAAGACCAATATCTTGCTGTTAACTTACTTGTAGCAGTAGCACATTTGTGTCTAGCTCTAAAGGATTTTCTCCTCTTAGGATCAGATTTTCCAATAGTCATATTAGCATCACCAAATCTAATAAGTTTTACCTTATCTCCAGACTTAGCTAATACTGCAAATTTTTTAGTTTTAGTTCTAGCATTCTTAGGTTTATTATATCCAGAAAACTTCTCACCTCTATAATCTATTGCCATGTTTTATAACCTTCTTTATCTTTAGTTAATGCTTGTCCTCTACCACTTGTAACATAAGAAACATGAATCCATCCACTATTATCTTCATTATAATATTCTAAGATTGCTTGGTCAAAGGGTAGGTTTTCTATAATATGTTTGAATACTTTTTTATTGTCAACTCCTGGAATAGTAAAATCGGCAGCAGAACCCTGACAATGTTGTGAGGTAGGTTTAGATCCAACTAAAGATGATAGTTCTTTAGACCTAAATCCTGAGCTTATTACTAAAGGCAATTGATAGTCATCTCTTAAAGGTTGAAGTATATTAATACATAACTGTTTAAGGTTTTCTGTTTCTTCTTCATTAGGGATATTATCTATATCATTTCTTAAAGCTGTTTGTGATATAGTTAGTTCTTCTAATGTAAAGTTACTACTTAATTTCATTTTCTGTTACTCCTCCAAAATATTTATAATCATATTTGACTACTCTACAATCATCTTTTTTTTTAAATTTACTTTTCTTAGCAAAGAATAAGGCATTATCTTCTGTATCAAATATAACATTAGTATATGCTCTATAAAAATCATCTGAAACTTTATGAAGAACACACCACATTATATGTTATTCACAACTCTACATTGAAAATTAATAATAGTCTTTTCTTTATTAACTACATTTTTTCCCATGATTTGATTAAGTCTATAAGCTTCCATATATCCATTTGAAGCACATTCAAACCAAGTAGGATAAACATTGGTTTCTTTAGGTGGAGTACATACTTGCATATTAGAAGAACATATCATTATTACTAATAAAAATTTCATTAAGGATGACTAAGCATTTCTTTTGCTTCTTCTTCTAAATCTTTTATTTTTTTATTAGCAACTTCAAGGTCTTTATCAATATGCTCTAATTTTTGCAGACATCTCTTATTAGCAGAGTCTTTAGATTTACCTGCATCTTGGAGTTCAGCAATCTCTTGCTTTAAGATCCTTATCTGATCTTTATACTCATTAAGTATATCTGTGTTATCTGACATCTATTTTTTTTTAAAAATATCTAATCCAGGCTTTAAGCCATATATGCTACCAAATATTCCGACAGTTAGCCAGACATACCAATCAGGTAGGTTGTTAAAATATTCAAAGAATAAATCTAGTTTTTCTTTAGCATTTGGAGTACCAGAGAATACAGAATAAGATATAACAACAATAGGTAGTATAACAATGAATAAAACAATCTCATCTTTAATTCCTTGATTTTGATTATCCATGACTTTACCTTGATAAGTAATTTCACCTCTTGACATTTTTTCTGCATGATTCCTTTCAGCTAAAGCAATTAAGCTTTTTGTTTCTTGTTTTCTTTTATAGACATCAGCTCCTGTTTTTACTGCCATTCCTAATAAGTTAAACCACATAATGTATTTTACCTTTTTTTGTTTCTACCCATGTAATAATCTGATGGTTCATAGTTCCATTTTTTTCCATGATGACCTCTTATATTACAATATATCATACGAATTTTAACTATTATTTTTAATACTGATCTACTCATTTGCTCATTAATCTATCCATATGAGCATA